GTGTCCACCGCAGTGACCAGCGTCGAAGGCGCAAGCATTATCAGCCGCGCCACGGCGCTCAAGGAACTGCGGCAGTCGTCCGACATCACCGGCGTCTTCTCCAACATCTCTGATGAGGAGATCGAAGAAGCTGAAGGCGAAGAGCCGCCCGGCGCTGAAGAGGCCATCGAACCGAATGACGAACCCGACCAGGACCCGGTCGAGCAAGAGCAGAACGAAGCCGAACCGGCGCTGTCCGTCGTGGCCGGAGGCAAGAAATGAGATTTCGGGATAAAGCGGAGGGAAGGTCAGCCTTCATCCGCGCCCGGAAGGTCGAAGCCAGGTACTCGGCTCAGCTCCGCAAGATCGCGCGGCACGTCGGCGACATCGTCAAGGCATTTGCCCCTGATGACCCGATGCTGTCCACCAAGGTCAGCGGCGCCCTACAGCGTTACGGCGACATCATAGGCGGTTGGGCTGACGCTACCGCCCGGCGCATGGTCGAGGACGTCGCTGCCCGCGACAGGGCGGCATGGATGGAAGTGTCCCGCCGCATGGGCCGCGGACTTCGGGAAGAGATCGAGACGGCTCCGACCGGCCGCGTGATGCGGGAGCGGCTGAACGAACAGGTATCGCTCATCAAGAGCATCCCGCTCGAAGCGGCCCAGCGCGTGCGCGATCTGGCCAATGAAGGCATCGTTCAGGGTCGCCGGTCCAACTACATCGCCGAAGAGATCATGAGATCCGGCGATGTGGCGAAGAGCCGGGCAAACACGATCGCACGGACTGAGGTCAGCCGAACCGCCACCGAACTGACGCGGGCGAGGGCCGAGCATGTCGGTTCAGTTGGGTATATCTGGCGCACCGCCGACGATTCCGACGTTCGCCACTCACATGCTGAGATGGAAGGACAGTTCGTCAGGTGGGATTCACCACCGACGCTTGACGGGATGAAGGGGCATGCAGGGCAGTTTCCGAACTGCCGGTGCTATCCGGAGCCGGTCATTCCAGACGATCAAGGATTCTCTGGGCGCGCTCCGCCACTTGGCCGCCCTCGGCCGCGAGGTCGGTAAGCAATGCCGCAGCTGATTGGATGAACGCTGCGGCATCGGCCTCAAGCGTCTGATCCTGCTGAACATGCGGGAACGTGTCGACAAAACTCGCTCGGGCAAGCTCGTTCAACTCTTCAACCAGTTCTTCGGGACTGAGGCGGGTCAGCGTCATGCCGCCCATCCATACACATCGAATTCATCAAGACAAGGATGGCACATGCCTCTTGCGCAGGGTTCTTCGCGGGAAGTGATCTCGCTCAACATCGCTGAGCTGATCGGCGCCGGTCATAAGCCAGAGCAAGCGGCGGCTATCGCCTATCGTGAAGCCCGCGGCACGCATGACGATGACGAGAGCACTCGCTTGAAGTTCTATGCGCCGACGGTCCTTGGCCCAAAGACGCGCGAAACGCCGGAAGGCTATCTCGTTTGCGAAGATGTTCAGATCGCGCGCATCGGTGAACTGATCTACGTGCAGGGAGAGATCGAGGCGACGAACGGTCAAGCGCCACTTGAGGCCGGCCGGGATGGCCTGATCCGGGTCAACCGCGAAGAGGCAGAGGTCTTCAATCCGATCTCGATTGCATCGTTCCTCGGCAAGCCCGTGACCATCGAACATCCCGACGAGGATGTGACGCCGGAGAACTGGCGTTCGTTTGCCGTGGGTGTTGTCTTCAACGTGCGCCGCGGCGATGCTGAGCTTTCTGACTTCCTGCTCGCTGACTTCCTCATCCAGGAGGGCGCAGGCATCGAAGCGATCAGGTCAGGCAAGCGCGAGGTCTCTTGCGGCTATGACGCCGACTATGAGCCGATCGAGCCCGGTCTTGCTCGCCAAACGAACATCATCGGGAACCATGTGGCTCTCGTCGACAAAGGTCGCTGCGGACCTCGATGCGCAGTGCGAGACAGCAAACCCAATCATTTACAGGAGACAAAGATGACCAAGCGAACCTGGTTGGATCGCGTCCGCACGGCGTTCAAGGCGAACGACGAAGCGGCCCTCGAAGAAGAGCTGGAAAATGCCCAGAAGTCGATGGACGAGGAGACCGATACTCCCCAGCGCCTCGTCATCGAGGTCAAAGGTGCCGGCGGCGAGCAGAAGCCAGTCGAGACCGACGACGAGGGCGAAGATGATCCCATGACCGCCTGCATGGCGGCAATCGAAGCCATGAAGACCGAAATCACCGGCGCAATTGCAGACCTTGGTGCCCGTGTCGCCAAGCTTGAAAGCGGCGAAGGCGAACTGACCGGTGACGAAGATCCGGATGAGGACGAAGAAGACGGCGAGGACAAGAACAAGTCCAAGACCGGCGATTCTGCGGCACTTCACACCGAATTCACGGATACCGTCGCTCGCGCCGAGATCCTGGCGCCGGGCGTCAAGCTTCCGACCTTCGACGCCAAGTCGGACAAGAAGAAGACTTCGGATAGCCTCTGCGCCCTTCGCCGCAAGGCCATGGGCGTGGCTTTCAAGGACGATGCGAAGCGCAAGCACTTCGAGCCGTTCCTGACCACGGACTCCCCGGACTTCACAAAAATGAGCTGCGAGGCCGTGAAGCTCATGTTCAACGGCGCATCGCAGCTCGCCAAGATCGGCAACAACGCCACTCGCGATACCGGTGAGCGCAAGACCCTCAGCGGCACCATCGCCGACATCAACAAGCGCAATTCCGAATTCTGGAATCGCAAGTAAGGAGCCCACGACATGACTTCCTTCCAATATCGCATGCCGGCGGGCATCCCTGGTGATGTCTCCCGCGATCACGCTCAGGCCACCATCGAATCCGGCCTGTTCGACGCCAGCGTACCGTTCCCCGCTTATGGCCTTCCGGCCAAGCTGGTTGCCGGCAAGTACCAGCCATTTGTTGGTGCTGAAGCGGTAACCGCTCTCGTTGGGCTGCTGGTCCGTCCTTTCCCGACGAGCACGAACGTCTATTCCGGCGGTCTCGGTACGTCCGTGCCCCCGCAGGACGGCACCACGATCGCCAACATCCTGAAGCGCGGATACATGTCCGTCCAGCTTAATGGCGGCGCGACCGTCGCCAAGGGCGGACAGGTCTATATCCGCGTCGCGGCTGCGGCCGGCGGCAAGCCGCTCGGCGGCTTCGAAGGCGCGGCCGACAGCACCAATACGGTTGCCCCCGCTGGCCTGTTCTTCACCGGCCCGGCCGACAGCAATGGAAATGCGGAAGTCGCGTACAACATCTGACGCGGCCTCCCACCAACAATCCCAGCAGTGACGGCGCTGCCGTCTTCTCAATGGAGCCTTCAATGACCAAACAACTCCTCCTCGTGGGCAGCGCCGCACTGATGACCCCTCACATCATCCGCGCACGTACCCGCGACGCTCTGACAACCTACGACCGCGCCACCATCGACAGTTCCGGCGCCTTCTTGATCGGAGAGCTTGAGCGTCTCGACCAGACCATCAACGAGCCGCTGGTCAATGTGACCTGGTCTCGCGACATCGATCTGCGCGAAGACGTCTCCATCGCCGATGAAGTCGCGTCGTTCACGAACTCCTCGTTCGCGGCGGCCGGCGGCATTAATCCGAACGGCAAGAACTGGATCGGCAAGGATGCCAACGCCATCGCTTCGATGTCGCTGGATATCGGCAAGACCCCGCAGCCCCTCAACCTCTGGGGTTCTGAGATCTCTTGGACGCTTCCGGAACTGGCAAGCGCTCAGCAGATCGGCCGTCCGATCGACACGCAGAAGTACGATGCCATGGTGCTCAAGCACAACATGGACACCGACGAGCAGGTCTATATCGGTGATAACCTGATCCCGAATTGCTACGGCCTGCTCAATCTCGGAGCCGTCACCCCATCCAACGTTCTGAGCGACGGCACCGGCAGTTCACCGCTCTGGATCAACAAGACGCCGGCGCAGATCCTGCGTGACGTCAACACCCTGCTCAATTCGGTATGGGCGGCATCCGGTTGGGCGCAGGCTCCGACCGATCTTCGCCTTCCCCCGGTTCAGTTCGGCTATATCGTTTCCCAGACGGTCAGCACCGCCGGCAACATCTCGATCCTCGAATTCCTGAAGCAGAACAGCCTCTCGAATTCGGTCAACGGCCGGCCGCTCAACATCCAGCCGCTCAAATGGCTGAGCGGACGCGGCGCCAGTGCCACCGATCGCATGATGGCCTACACCAAGGACAAGAAGTACGTGCAGTTCCCGCTCGTGCCTCTGCAGCGCACCCCGGTCGAGTATCGCTCGCTCTACCAGATCACGACCTATTACGGCCGACTTGGCCAGGTCGAAGCGCGCTACCCGGAAACTGTCGGTTACGCCGACGGAATCTGAGGACCTTCAGCCGGCCCTTAATCGGGCCGGTTTCCCTTTCCACAAGAGGAAATCATCATGCCGAAGATCAATGTCGCAAAACCGTTCAAGCTTCGCAAGGACAATGGCGAAGTCGTTGACTTCGAGCCGGGCGAACAGACCGTCGACAAGGAAACCGCTGACCATTGGTTCGTGAAGGCCCATCTGGTCGGCGCATCGTTTGAGCCGAAGGAAGGCTCCTACGAATATGCGCAGCGCAACCGCGCGATCAAAAGCGAAGAAGATCAGGCCGTATCTGATCAAGCCGCTGCTGATGCCGAGCAGGCCCGAGTAGAGGCCGAAGCCCGAGCCGCAGAAATGATGGCGAGGACTGAGCAGGCTATCGCCGCGGTCGCACAGCAGGCACAGGATACCGTGACGAAGAAAGATCCGCAGCCGGCTGATGCGGTTACGGACCTTCCGGCAATCCCGCTTTCTTCCGCAGCAGGACTTTCCCGAGTTCGGTGATAGCGCAGCGTATCCCGATGCCCAGATATCGTTCTGGCTCGGGATTGCCTCTCAGCTGATCAATATCGATCGCTGGGGCGGATTGGCTGATCTGGGTATCGAACTGCTGGCCGCACATAATCTCGTGCTGTGGAAGCGTTCGCAGATCGCAGCATCGAAGGGCGGCTTGCCAGGGATATCGGCCGGCGTCACGGCTTCCAAGGCTGTCGCCGACGTCTCGGTCAGCTACGATACCAACGTTGCCTCGGTAGAAGGCGGCGGCAATTTCAACCTGACC